TTACCCATTGGCGCGGCTTAAGAGCTTATTTTTGAATTCACAATGGTCACGATATAACCATCTTGCTCGCCCGTGGATAACTTTGGCTTTAGGCAGGTCCCCGGACTTAATCCGGTCATAGATGAAGGTTTTACCAAAGCCAGTATCAGCCATGATGAATTTCAAATCAACCAGTGAATCAGGCTGTAGTTCGTGTTGCATGAGTGCTATCTCCAAATAGGGAATCGAACCTGCAAATCAGGCAATAAAAAACCGCCATCAGGCGGCTTGGTGTTCTTTCAGTTCTTCAATTCGAATATTGGTTACGTCTGCATGTGCTATCTGCGCCCATATCATCCAGTGGTCATAGCAGTCATTGATGTTCTCTGCTTCGATAACTCTGTTGAATGGTTCTCCATTCCATTCACCTGTGACTCGGAAGTGCATTTATCATCTCCATAAAACAAAACCCGCCGTAGCGAGTTCAGATAAAAGAAATCCCCGCGAATGCGAGGATTGTTATTCATTGCTGATATTCACCTTTATCGCGAACACCTTTACCGGTTTATCGCCGAAGTGCGGATGTGTGATTGTCTTGATTTCATATCCGTCATACGGAACATCAATTCTACGGCTGGAATCGTCGCGCTTCGGATATCCCTTTGTGATAATCAGGCGGTCATACTCGCGGAACATAATTCGCTTATTCCAGTAGTCATTACACAGGCGATACTCTTCCGTTTTCTCTCCGCGAATCATGGCATCGAAGTATTCACCTTTAACGGCAAGTTGCAGGTTAGCCACGACCTTCCTCCTTTGGCTTGTGAATTTGTATCGTCATGCCGCTTTGAGTGGTGACTACAACGACAGAACCAGGCTGAAGACTGTTAAGATTGAATGCTTCGTAAAACGAAGCCAAGGCCAGCGCTTTTTTATTCTTTCGGTTCCACCAACGCCATCCATTGCTACAGGCTACACTGACAATCCACTGTCCACTCCTGTAAGCCATATAAAACCAGATGAGCAAAACCTGAATGAATGCTATCCAGTCAATAATCGTATATTTCGCGAAGGAGACCATCAATTAACCTCCTGCGGCGGTTCCGGTAGAGGCATCCAGTACAAGGCGTTCCCTAACCACGATAAAGTGCCGTCGCTCAACTCCACGTATTCCCCTTGTACCTGTCCTGCCATATACTCGCCGTGCTTTGAATAAATTAAAATCCAATCATCTTGAGCGGGCATTCGCTCACTACAGCTTATCCAACCATCCAGAGTTACCGGAGTTGGTCCATCGAATTCGGGCATGTCAGGACCTTTTCTGATAGCTTTAGCCAGCTCCAGCGGGTCATCGTAAAGCCAGTCGCCAGTTTGTGGGTGATTTGCTTCTGCAAGCTGCGCAGCCCATTCAAGACCATCTTTTTGACCTTGGAGATAATCAAGCGGCAACTCTTCATGATTACTTGCAGGTTCGGCACTATCAGCTTCGCGCCGCTTCTGTAGCTCTGCTGCCATTGCTCTCACGACTTCAACTGGTGCCCTTGCAGCAAACTCTATGTTGGTGATCAGCTCATTAAGATATTGCTCGCTGGGATACTGTTTCTTATCGGTTATAGTGGTCATAGCTATTTCACCTTAATCTCAACATTTCGCAGCTTTAGCTCTACTGGCAGGTCTGACTTTCCGGTTAATGCTAATGCGAGATTTTCTGGAGTAATGAGAGCCGTTATTGTTTTCCCCATCGACAGACGAATAATCATTCGTATCTCGCGATCGTCACATGCTCCCGGTCGAACAATTGAGATTTGTCCGTTCATCTCACTCTCCTTTGATGCGAATGCCAGCGACGCGTAGTGCGTGTTCTAAGTCAATCAGGCAAAGCCAGCTGCCATTTTCTTTAGGTATCATGACATGTCGCTTATCAGCATTTATTGGGTGCCCATATCGAAGGTCGTAGCGAGTCGGTAATTGAACTTCCCTCGCTTCCAGTTCTGTAATGCGTCTGTCTTTAGCTTCTATTTCATCCAGCAGTGCCAGCACGGTTTCTGGTCCGGCCAGAAATTTGAAGGCGTTGAGCGCATCAATATCCACACCGTAATCTTTAAGTTCCTGTTCGCTTATCAGATCATCATCAACTGGCAACATTAACAGGCGTTCCATTGCCGGAATTGCACGTTCTGCCGCCTCACGCAGTGCCTGATAGTTAATTTTGGTCATATCACATCACCCTGAAGCCGTTGCATTTACGTAAAAAATCGCAGATATAGCCCTTCATTTTTTCGTGCCAATCTCGATCATTCCCATTGCACCAACCATCAGGTGGAGTCCAGTTTTCTATCAGAGCAGCCATTTTCTTTGCTTTCGCCGGAGTAGCTGTTGCGGTATCGCAGTAATGACGAGTGTCAACCAACGTATCCATACCATCGATATCAAGTACGCAAAACCATGTGTGATTCGGCATTTCAACAGATGGTATTTGTTGCCCACGTCGACGTTTATCAATAAGACATACAGTCATGGTTCCACCTTCTCTATTTGCTTAAGACCGTCTCTCACTGCATTAAGTACGCGTTCCAGATACTGGTATTTCGGGTTTGGTATTGTAGGCCAGTTGGCATACCACGGATCATCACCAAAGAGATTCAGTAGTTTGTTACCGACGCCGAAACAGCAGCAGCTTTCTTTTACGTCATCGGCGTTTTCCGCCTCGTACCACATTTCGCGAGCCAGTACGGCGTCGATTTCTCTCTCTCTTCGTAACTTTATGATTTCTGACTTCACGAAAAGCAGATTTGCATCGTTGTCATCGTCGACCGTGCTTCGCAGTTGAGGGTCGAAATTGTCGATTAGATAGTCGTTGCTGACTCGCTTAATGAACGTCTGCACATCATCACCGCCCATAGCAAACCAAGCCGCAGTCCACGCTTTTCCGTAGCAGGTGATGGTGATTCTTCCCTTTCCAGGTTCGTAGTTTTCAATCATCACTCGAACCGGATCTAGTCTCTCTGCACCGGTTATAACGAATGACAACACATCAATCTTTTCAACCGTTACACTCACTGGTTGCCTCCTTTGCGCCACATCGCATTCAGATATTTGTTTTTATTCACTGATGGAAAAGAATTTCTCTTAAGCAATTCCTCTCTCGATGGCATTGGCTTTACGCGTTGGCGAATAATCATTTCTGCCGGAAGAATGCCGGGATTGTATGCAAGTCCTCTCATGATTTACTCTCCACGAACTGGTCAATAGCCAGGCTAAGTGACACACCTAAATTCTCGATATGTTGCTGAATATCCTGTAGCGTCTGCGCCTGAGATAACAGGATTTCACGGTTGCATAATTCTTTAACCAGATGCTCAAACTTGCTGTAATAACCGATACGGCTTAGTGTTTCTTTCCCTGCATTCTCGCCTTCTTTGACAATTCCTCTTTCGCTAAGAATCAGATCGTGTTTGGTTCCGGTGATAACGTATTTGCCGAGGTCGATGTTTAGCTTCATTGTTAATTATTCCATGTTAATTTATTCGTATGCCTGCTCTTTCTTCATCGAGTTTTTTTAGCTTGTATCGCATAGCTCTTACTGAATAAATTGAGCGGCAGGTTGCAATTGCTATTTCTTCTGCGGAGAACTTACCGAAAAGTGATACTTCGGCTCTTGTCCATCGTCTTCCTCGAAGTCGGCTAACAATGTCCGCGCCAATCCTTGTTGCTTTCGCCATTACTGCTTTCTCAGTCCTTTCCAGTTTTTCAGCGATAACTTCAACTGGCATTGTTGCCGCTACTTCGCGCAAGAAATCGACTTCCCATTTCTCCCAAGGAGTCTTTTTCATAGGCGATACCGTTATTTGATAAGAAGTGAAGGTTTCCCAACCTTGAGTTGAGCGCCTGGGATATTTATTCCTGCTTTTAGTTGGTGCTTGATTGCCAACTTGTCGGCTTTAATTGTCGTTTCAAACTCAACGTATTCAGGAGGAAGGGCGCTTGAGTCGATGATTTCTACAGTTTCTGACGGTTTGCGGATTGTTACCTGGTGAATACCTGCTCTAATCTTTTTCTTGCCAACCATTTCAAGCGATGAGGCTATATATGCCATAATGCTATCAATCTTATTTTGAATTACTGCTGCTCGTTCATTCAGTGACTTTGCCTCTTCCTTGAGGCGTTCAGCATAACCAGATTCATTTTTAATAATGGCAAGAAGTTGCTCTATTTTATCGGTAAATTCTCCTTCCATGCCTTCTATTGTGTCAGCAATCATCTCTGGTTCTAAATCTGAATCCATCAATTTTGCGTATTCATTGGCAATTTCATACAGTTTGCTCACTGGCAACCTCCAGTTTCGCTTTGCATTCTATGTAAATGGCTTGTACGTTCTGCTGCAATTTCATTCCAGATGTCAGGCGATATGCTTCTGCAAAATATCGCTTCAAATCATCCATGTTTTCTGCCTGAACCATTTCATCGCAAAGAAGTTGTGCTTTATCCATTATTTCCTGCTGGCGTTTCCGTTCATCTTCGCGGATATCTTCCTCTGATTTGTGCGGCATAACTGGTTCCTGATGCATACCTTCATCTTCGTTAAGCAGGTGAATGGCATTATCCAGTCGCTGGGCTTTAGGCCAGTATTTGCTGGCGCGTTTAACTATTGTTTTACGCGCCATCTCTTCCCAGAATGTTTTCCACGGTCCATTCTTTGCCTTGCTCGTTGCTTCCACAGCTTTAATTTCTGCCAGACTCATTTCTTCAGTCAGGTAGTCACCATCTGCTGTTTTAACCGTGCAATAACCTCCAACAATAGAGCCTCGCTCACCAAATGCGTTGTATTTGTGGGTTGGTGCTGAATCAAGGCCATTTGATTCATAGGTGTCGTTTGAGTACACCAGTTTGCATTGCCCCCACTTAATTGATCCTGTCGATTGCGCAAGATGAAGTAATCCCATGTAACTGATATCAAGGCACACCATGCCGTCGCGAGGAACCAGATAAGCCAGTTTGCTGGCCGGGTTTAAGGTGATGCCGATCGCCGCAACATTGATGATGGCGTTCTGTGCGCTGGTTGGATTTGCCAGTGCTGTTTTAGCCAGGTAATCGTTTTTCTGGAAATACTGAATTGCAAACTGGCTTTCCTTAGCCCATGTCACCGTCTGTTCAGTCAATGCTCCGCAGAATAACTGCTCTTGCTGTTTAACGAATTCAACGATATTGCTCATGCAGCTTCTCCATAAATATGTCTGCGTTTGAATATTGCGAAGGCATATTCAGCCTTAACTCTTTCGGTTATTGCATCCCAGAACCATTCAGCGGCTTTTTCCTGATAGTTACAGTCATCATCTTCCAGCCAGTCGATAGCGTCCTTAGTGTGTTCATCTGGTTTATATGAGCGAAGCATTTCGCTTATTGGGTCGCAACGTTTGCAGAGGCGATCAACTTCACTGTTGATTCGTTCGTAATCTTCATCAGTAAAACTTGCGATTATTTGTGATATTTCACGCTTATCATTCAGAGTCAGAATCATCATCTTTCTCCTGTTCTTTGTGCTGATTGAGCATTTTGTTCATCTGACGAATGAATTCTTCGTCTGACCAGTTATCTGTAAAACTCATTTCCTGCGATACCACGGAGTGTTGATCGCTGATTTCATCGCTTTATTTGCTTCAAGCCACATTTTTGAATCACCAATAAATCTGGCTATTACTGCTTTGTTCTGTGCAGCACGAAGCATCTGGTGATTGATGGCTATTTCATTGCGCATAACGCCTCCAGTTGTTTCTTTGCTGCTCTGATTAATTGTTTAACTCGGCGTGATAATTCAGATTCGTGCGGGTAGAAAGCGGACATGACGCCGCTACCCGCGAGCTGAAAGTGCATCATGGGTAACTCCTTATATTTGATTGCATAAGGAAAACGCCTCGAGTGAAGCGTTATTGGTATGCGGTAAAGCCGCACTCAGGCGGCTTTGATAGTCATATCATCTGAATCAAATATTCCTGATGTATCGATATCGGTAATTCTTATTCCTTCGCTACCATCCATTGCAGGCCATCCTTCCTGACCATTTCCATCGTTCCAGTCGAACTCACACACAACACCATATGCATTTAAGTCGCTTGAAATTGCTATAAGCAGAGCATGTTGCGCCAGCATGATTAATACAGCATTTAATACAGAGCCGTGTTTTTTGAGTCTGTATTCAGAGTCTGACCAGAAATTATTAATCTGGTGAAGTTCTTCCTCTGTCATTACGTCATGGTCGATTTCAATTTCTATTGATGCTTTCCAGTCGTAATCAATGATGTATTTTTTGATGTTTGACATCTGTTCATATCCTCATAGATAAAAAACTGCCATCACACTGGAGGGCAAAGAAGATTTCCAATAATCAGAACAAGTCGGCTCCTGTTTAGTTACGAGCGACATTGCTCACATAGCAGACTCGCAAATCTGCTATAGGTGCTTATTCGCATCGCATGACAACATCAAATTTTTTGAGATTACTTTGTCGCAACAATCCCTCTTCTACGCGGTCAGCTTTTCTATAATTATCAAATTCGAAATGTTTAATTACTTCTTTCGTTTCTCGCTCTATAACTTCAACGATGTATTTCTTATTCATTACTCATCACCTATGGCTTTTTTGATAGCTTCGCGAGCCTTATTAACAGCCCCATACCATTCTGGATATGTTGTCGTTGTTCTATTTTCGGCTTGCTTAAGTAATAACTGAAGTGCTTCAAGTAAATCCGGTGCAGCCATAGCTAATCTTCCATTTGCTACGGCCTCTTCTGTTTCTTTACCGGATAGGGCCATTCCCGGGTGTGAAAATAAAATTAAGCCTGCAAATTGGCTTCTCGCCAATTTTTTCCTAGTACCTTTAAATTCCATGTTAGCCTCTGTTGTTTATGCCAAAAGAAGTCCGACTATGCGGCCTGTGATGTTAGATTTACTTTCATTTTTGAACGGCAGCTACAATTATGATGGAATGTACAAAACCACTTTCCAGTTCATAGAAGTGGATGATGGCATAAAATAATCCCACGACTCGTTAGCTACTAACTCTTTATTAACTGTGGTGGCAGCAATTTCGGCACCACCTTTATTATTAAAAATGTCGTTCGAATACTGACATTTTCCATCTGCATGCACATATAAAATATCATATGTCTCTGTATCGTAATCACCACTTATGTCTCTGATAACAATTCCTGGCTTCAATGATTTAATTTTCTTGTCCATATATCACCTCAAATAAGTGGTTTGCAGCCTAATTTCATTTTCTGGCGACCAACACAAGTTACGCCCATTTCACTGCGTGGCTTGCGGTAGTAAAGATTGTGCCTGTCTTTTAACCACATCAGGCTCGGTGGTTCTCGTGTACCCCTACAGCGAGAAATCGGATAAACTCTATTCACCCCTACAGAGAGCAAAAGAGAAACGCCGATGAACAACTCATGGTGGCAGGAACTAATGCATTTTTTCCTGCAAGGAATGACACTTAAACAGTTGATTCATATGCTAATCATCCTGATCATATTGATTATTGTTATGCCGGTAAGCGTAAAAGAATGGATAAACCTGCATAATCCAGAAATCCTTCCTCATTACTGGATGTATTACATCCTGTTGTTCTGCGTTAGCTATGTGCTTAACGGTGTTGTTAATTCCGCTTATCACGCTGTGACTGAAAGAATTGAGGTATCCGCTGCTCAGAAGCGCAAATCTAAAGAAGAGAAATACGTGCAAGATTTGTTTGATTCGTTAACTCTTGGAGAAAGAGCGTATTTGGCACTCGCTGTAGCCGCTAATAACCAGCTACAAACGGAAAAGGGAGCTCATGAATCAATTTCATTGCTCAAAAAAGGACTCCTCGTTCGAAGGCCTCCTGCTGTTGGATATCCTTATACCGACCGTTTTGTTATCCCGGAAAGCTATAGACATGAGTGCTACATTAGGTTTGCCGGGAAGGCAGACAGCCTTATGGATGAACTTATCGCTCAGGATGAGCATGGCAAAAACAAGTAATTAGAAAATGAATTTATCATCTCGCCGTCAGTTGTTTTGATTTCCGGTAGCCTGCCGCGTAAATGGCTACGTTTGGCAGGCAAATACTTCCACTGCATTCATCTGCATTCTTGCAGCGAAGGCTTCCGAGTGATGCTGCTTTGTCTGCTCTGACGCAACCAGAGAGCTTTAGCGCAATTTTTCGCGCCAGTCGCTGCTCTTGCATTGCCTGTTCACGTTGAGCCTGTCTGCGTGCTCTGCGGCGATTTCTGGCGTTATCGTCAGCCAGATATGTAATGACTACTGTCATGTTGACCTCCGATGATTGACTTTGGCGGTGACGCGCCGGGTGCTTATCTTCCGGTTGCCGTCGTGCAGCTGCACTTCACGTCACCCCAAAGCCAACTACTCTTTGGTTCCCGCATTTCGGCGGGACAATCCCATCAATGTTAAAGAGCCTGCCAATCTGTTCCGTTTGGCTTCCAGCGTCCTGCTGATGGCTTAAATTTAAGATCTCTTTAATTAATGGTCAAGGGTATTTTTGAAGAAAACTTAAATTTTCTTTCGTAACTTAAGTTTGGCTTTGATTTTTAAAGGAAATAAAAAAAAAGGGGCGAATGCCCCCTTATGGAAGGTTTGCTAGTTTTGCATCGACAACTACGCCGATGATTTTGCAGTTTCCGTTGATCTCGATCATCGGATATTGTGGGTTAAGTGGTTTTAGAAACTTCCTGCCTGCATCAATAACTAACTTCTTGAAAGTTGCCTCGTTTTCTCCTTCGAGCTTTGCAACTACCAGTTTCCCGTTACGCGGCTCTACTTCAGGATCGACGAGTATTATCATTCCTTCAGGGATACTGAGACCGGCCGGAGCCGTCATTGAGTCTCCCTTCACGTCCAACCAAAACGAATCTTCTGAACAGTCTACGGTTGTATCGTACCAGTTATCTATTGCACGCTTATGATATGGTTCTACAGCTTCCATCCAGCATCCTGCGCTCACCCAGCTAATCAGAGGGTATGACCCTCTTGGATCATGCCTACTGTGATAGGCAATGTTTGAAAGACTTTCCTCTCCTTTCATCAGATAGTCAGGGGAACACTTCAACGCATTAGCCAGGGCGAGAAGATTCTCTCCATTTGGCTCTGTCTCAGAGCGTTCCCACTGAGATATGGCAACATTAGACACGCCGACCATCTTTCCAAGTGCGGCCTGCCTGATCTTGAGTTCTTTTCTCCGAGCGCGAATGCGCTCTCCCATCAATTGAGTTTTCATAGTTAAGACATCTTAAATAAACTTGACTTAAGATTCCTTTAGTGGATAATTTAAGTGTTCTTTAATTTCGGAGCGAGTCTATGTACAAGAAAGATGTTATCGACCACTTCGGAACCCAGCGTGCTGTAGCTAAAGCGTTAGGCATTAGCGACGCAGCAGTCTCTCAGTGGAAGGAAGTCATCCCAGAGAAAGACGCCTATCGACTGGAAGTCGTTACAGCTGGCGCCCTGAAGTATCAAGAAAGCGCTTACCGCAAAGCGGCATAAGCAAATTGCTCTTTAACAGTCATGGTCCTCATTCCCGCCGAAATGCGGGAATACAACGCGCATAAGTTGATGCGCATAACTTCTTATTTGTTAAGGAAATACTTACATATGGTTCGTGCAAACAAACGCAACGAGGCTCTAAGAATCGAGAGTGCGTTGCTTAACAAAATCGCAATGCTTGGAACTGAGAAGACAGCGGAAGCTGTGGGAGTTGATAAGTCGCAGATCAGCAGGTGGAAGAGGGACTGGATTCCAAAGTTCTCAATGCTGCTTGCTGTTCTTGAATGGGGCGTCGTTGACGACGACATGGCTCGATTGGCACGACAAGTTGCTTCGATTCTCACCAATAAAAAACGCCCGGCGGCAACCGAGCGTTCTGATTAAATACAAATGGAATTTTAACAACATCCAACGAGGTAATTATATGCGAAACAAAGGCTTTAATCCACCTGATACACACAAAGAAGCTAAGCGTTTGCGCTTCCTTCGTTCCATTGATGAAAGAACTCAAATCTCTTTTGTGAAAGTTGCCAGAACTGAGCTTCTGAAGGCTGAGGCGAGGGCGTTGCTCCCGTCTCTACCAAAAGAGGAGGGATATACGTTCATTCCAAACACATTTCTGGAAAAGCTTCTCAAAGAAGACATATCCGTAAGTCAGTTTAACGATGTTCTTAAGGTCTTTCGTCAAGGCAGGTAGTTATGAGCAATACAGCAAAAATCTACGATTTCAGCGCCGCACACGAGCGCAGGAGCAACAGGATGGAGAACCAGAAAACTGGTTACATTCCGTTGTACCGGAGCATTCTGAAACAGTCATGGGCGAAAGATGTTTATCTTCGCACCCTGTGGGAAAACCTTCTCCTGAATGCCGCCAGAAAGCCATACAAAGCGAATTTCAAAGGTCATGAATGGCATCTGCAACCCGGTCAACTGGTTGTGACAGCAGCTGATTTAGGTCTTCAGTTATGCGACAGACATGGCAAGCCAGCAAGCCGTGATCAGGTTGAGCGGATGCTTCAGGTTTTTGTGAAAGAGGGGATGATCTCCATTGATGGAGAGAAGCAAAAAGGTCGTGTGATAACCATCACAAATTACCATGAATATGCTCAAAAAATGGACAATTTACCCGCACATGAAGCCGCACAAACAACCGCACATGATGCCGCACATGGCGAAGCCAGTAATGGCGCGGCTTTCAGCGCACATGCCGCACATGAAAGCGCACATGAAGCCGAACAAACAACCGCACATCATGAACAAGAAGGTATTAACAAGAATATAAATAATACCCCCCTACCCCCCAATGGGGGAGGCGATGGGCAGGTTAAACCTGAACGTCGCAAGGCAGAACGAATCGACTACGAATCCTTCCTGAACGCCTACAACACCGAAGTCGGTGACAGACTGCCACACGCTGTTGCGGTCAACGAGAAACGCAAACGCCGCCTGAAGAAAATCATCCCGCAACTGAAAACGCCAAACGTGGACGGTTTCAGAGCGTATGTCAGGGCGTTTGTGCATCAGGCCAAGCCGTTTTACTTCGGAGACAACGACACGGGCTGGACAGCTGATTTTGATTACCTGCTGAGGGAAGACTCGTTAACGGGAGTACGGGAAGGGAAGTTTGCAGACAGGGGGATTGCATGAAACAGGATATCGAAGCGAGCGTTATCGGTGGCCTGCTGATTGGTGGATTAACACCAACCGCCAGCGACGTTCTGGCAACGCTGGAGCCGGAAGCGTTTTCAATTCCGCTCTACCGGAAAGCCTTCGAGGTTATCCGCAAGCAGGCGCGAAACAGAAACCTAATCGACGCGCTGATGGTTGCCGAGGCGTGCGGAGAGGAGCATTTCACGTCAATCCTGATGACCAGCAAAAACTGCCCGAGTGCCGCAAACCTGAAGGGATATGCCGGAATGGTCGCGGATAACTATCACCGCCGTCTGGTGCTGGAAATCATGGATGAAATGCGTGAACCAATTCAGAGCGGAACCATCGATACATCGAGTCAGGCGATGGACGAGCTTGTAAAGCGTCTTTCAGCCATCAGAAAGCCCCGTGACGAGGTTAAACCTGTACGGTTAGGGGAAATCATTACTGACTACACTGACACGCTTGACAGGCGTCTGAGGAACGGAGAAGAGTCAGATACCCTGAAGACCGGAATCGAAGAACTTGACGCCATCACCGGAGGGATGAACGCGGAAGACCTGGTGATAATCGCTGCTCGTCCTGGTATGGGGAAAACCGAACTGGCGCTGAAGATTGCCGAAGGCGTTGCAAGCCGCGTTATTCCTGGTTCTGACGTCAGGCGTGGAGTATTGATTTTCTCGATGGAAATGAGCGCATTGCAGATTGCAGAGCGAAGCATCGCCAACGCCGGGAGGATGTCGGTTAGCGTGCTGCGAAATCCTGCATCGATGGATGACGAAGGCTGGGCGCGCGTTGCTAACGGCATGAGTCAGCTTGCAGATTTGGATGTATGGGTGGTCGATGCCTCGCGGTTATCGGTCGAAGAAATACGCTCAATCGCAGAACGGCACAAACAGGAAAATCCAAACCTGTCACTCATCATGGTGGATTATCTTGGCCTGATTGAGAAGCCGAAAGCAGATCGCAACGACCTCGCAATTGCTCACATCTCCGGAAGCCTGAAGGCGATGGCGAAAGACCTGAAAACGCCTGTTATCTCCCTAAGTCAGCTTTCACGCGATGTTGAGAAGCGACCAAACAAACGCCCGACAAACGCAGATTTGCGTGATTCAGGAAGCATTGAACAGGACGCAGACTCAATCATCATGCTCTATCGGGAAGCGGTATATGACGAGAACAGTAGCGCCGCGCCATTTGCTGAAATCATCGTGACGAAAAACCGTTTTGGCTCGCTTGGTACGGTTTACCAGCGGTTCTGCAACGGACACTTTGTTGCATGTGACCAGGATGAAGCCAGACAGATTTGCACAGCATCAAATGCACCCGCTGCACGTGGCAGACGATATGCACAAGGGGCTGACGTATGACCATCTACATCACTGAGCTAATAACAGGCCTGCTGGTAATCGCAGGCCTTTTTATTTGGGGGAGAGGGAAGTCATGAAAAAACTAACCTTTGAAATTCGATCTCCAGCACATCAGCAAAACGCTATTCACGCGGTACAGCAAATCCTTCCAGACCCAACCAAACCAATCGTAGTAACCATTCAGGAGCGCAACCGCAGCTTAGACCAGAATCGGAAGCTTTGGGCTTGTCTTGGTGACGTTTCGCGTCAGGTTGAATGGCATGGTCGCTGGCTGGATGCAGAAAGCTGGAAGTGTGTGTTTACCGCAGCATTAAAGCAGCAGGACGTTGTTCCTAACCTTGCCGGGAATGGCTTTGTGGTAATAGGCCAGTCAACCAGCAGGATGCGTGTAAATGAATTTGCGGAGCTATTAGAGCTTATACAGGCATTCGGTACAGAGCGTGGCGTTAAGTGGTCAGACGAAGCGCGACTGGCTCTCGAATGGAAAGCGCGATGGGGAGACAGGGCAGCATGAGACGACAGCGACGAAGTATCACCGACATCATCTGCGAAAACTGCAAATACCTTCCAACGAAACGCTCCAGAAATAACCGCAAGCCAATCCCAAAAGAATCTGACGTAAAAACCTTCAACTACACGGCTCACCTGTGGGATATCCGGTGGCTAAGACATCGTGCGAGGAAAACAAGGTGATTGACCAAAATCGAAGTTACGAACAAGAAAGCGTCGAGCGGGCTTTAACGTGCGCTAATTGCGGTCAGAAGCTGCATGTGCTGGAAGTTCACGTGTGTGAGCACTGCTGTGCAGAACTGATGAGCGATCCGAATAGCTCAATGTACGAGGAAGAAGACGATGAATGAGTTAATAAATGGCAATGCCATCAAAATGACAAGCATTGAAATCGCTGAGTTGGTGGGTAAGCGTCATGACAATGTGAAACGTACCATCGAAACGCTGGCTAAAAATGGTGTTATCCGGCTTCCTCAAATTGAGGTTTCCGAAAGAATCAATAACTTAGGGTTCAATGTTCAGTACGAGCATTACGTCTTCGAAGGCGAACAAGGTAAGCGAGATAGTATTGTTGTTGTTGCCCAGTTGTCGCCGGAATTCACCGCTCGCCTTGTTGACCGCTGGCGAGAGCTTGAAGAAGCTGCGGTTAATATCCCCAAAACGCTACCGGAAGCGTTGCGCCTTGCTGCTGATCTTGCTGAGCAGAAAATGCAACTGGAAAACCAGCTCGCAATTGCCGCACCTAAAGTTGAGTTTGCCGATCGCGTTGGCGAGGCCAGCGGAATTTTGATTGGAAACTTTGCAAAGGTTGTTGGAATTGGTCCAAACAAACTGTTTGCGTGGATGCGCGATCACAAAATCCTTATTGCTTCAGGTTCCCGGCGAAATGTGCCAATGCAGGAATATATGGATCGCGGCTATTTCACAGTGAAAGAAACAGCGGTCAACACAAATCACGGAATACAGATATCGTTCACCACAAAAATCACCGGGCGTGGTCAACAGTGGCTGACCAGAAAGCTGCTCGATAACGGAATGCTGAAAGTAACAGGGGAGGCTGCTTAATGGCTAACCTACGCAAAGAAGCGCGCGGCAGAGAATGCCAGGTACGTATTTACGGCGTATGCAATGGTAATCCTGAAACTACAGTTCTGGCACATTACCGGATGGCTGGAATTTGCGGAACGGGAATGAAACCTGACGACCTGATCGGCGCATGGGCTTGTAGCGCGTGTCACGATGAAATCGACCGACGCACCCATAATCTCGACAACAAAGACGCCAGACTTTACCACCTCGAAGGCGTAATCAGGACGCAGGCGATACTGCTGAAGGAGGGGAAGATTAAGTCATGAACGAATATCAGTTTGTGCTTCCATACCCGCCGTCGGTGAATACCTACTGGCGAAGACGGGGAAGCCAATACTACATCAGCCATAAAGGCCAGAAATACCGAAAAGACGTTCAGCAAATCATCCACCAACTCAAGTTAGATATTTTCACCAAATCACGACTCCGCATCAAAGTCATCGCAGACGTTCCAGACTACCGCCGCCGCGACCTCGATAACATCCTGAAAGGTTTACTCGATTCCCTTATCCACGCCGGATTTGCGGAAGACGACGAGCAATTCGATGACATTAGCGTAATTCGTGGTGTGAAAGTACCAGGCGGACGGCTTGGAATAAAAATCACCGAACTGGAGAACGCATGAACGCCACAATTCAAACGATACCAGAGCTTCTTATCCAGACACGAGGCAATCAGACCGAGGTGGCGAGGATGCTTTCCTGTGCAAGAGGAACAGTGCTCAAGTACAACCGAGACAGCAAAGGTGAGCGTCACGTAATAGTTAACGGCGTCCTGATGGTCAAACAGGGCAAGAGGGGTAGACCATGAGACTCGAAAGTGTAGCTAAATTTCATTCGCCAAAAAGCCCGATGATGAGCGACTCACCACGGGCTACGGCTTCTGACTCTCTTTCCGGTACTGATGTGATGGCTGCTATGGGGATGGCGCAATCACAAGCCGGATTCGGAATGGCTGCATTCTGTGGTAAACATGAACTCAGCCAGAACGACAAACAAAAGGCTATCAACTATCTGATGCAATTTGCACACAAGGTATCGGGGAAATACCGTGGTGTGGCAAAGCTTGAAGGAAATACTAAGACAAAGGTACTGCAAGTGCTCGCAACATTCGCTTATGCGGATTATTGCCGTAGTGCCGCGACGCCGGGCGCAAGATGCAGAGATTGCCACGGTACAGGCCGTGCGGTTGATATAGCCAAAACGGAGCAGTGGGGGAGAGTTGTTGAGAAAGAGTGCGGAAGATGCAAAGGCGTCGGTTATTCAAGGATGCCAGCAAGCGCCGCATATCGCGCTGTAACGATGCTAATCCCAAACCTTACTCAACCCACCTGGTCACGCACTGTTAAGCCGCTGTATGACGCTCTGGTGGTGCAATGCCACAAAGAAGAGTCAATCGCAGACAACATTTTGAATGCTGTCACACGTTAGCAGCATGATTGCCACGGATGGCAACATATTAACGGCATAATATTGACTTATTGAATAAAGTTGGGTAAATTTGACTCAACGATGGATAAATGCACTCGTTAAATAAAGCCCTGAGTTAATAGCTCGGGGCTTTTTGCGTTTTAAGCACGGCCTTTCTGAAAGCACATCAAACCAAATACCAGACAGACAAAAATAATCACCTTATCCGCTGTGGCTACGGTGCGGTGTGCTTTGCATAAAAGAAAACCAGCGCAATGGCTGGCTTCGTGAAAGCGGGTGGCATGAGGTTGCGCTAACAACCTCCTGCCGTTTTGCCCGTGCATATCGGTCACGAACAAATCTGATTACTAAACACAGTAGCCTGGATTTGTTCTATCAGTAATCGACCTTATTCCTAATTAAATAGAGCAAATCCCCTCAATGAAGGGGTAGAGCATGTACCGTATGGACAAAATCAGAGAATGGTTCAGTTACAGCTTCGGAGGACTGACTGCGATGGGTGGCATTCTCTCCCTGAATGACTGGGCTGTCATCATTGGTATTCTTTGTACTGTCGGCACATTTGGCATCAACTGGTACTACAAGCGCAAAGAGCGCGAGGACAGATTGAATGGCAATGTCACCGGCACTACGAAATAGCGTAATAGCGGCGATAAGTGGCGGGGCTATTGCTATAGCATCTGTGTTAATCACTGGACCAAGTGGTAACGATGGTCTGGAAGGTGTCAGCTACATACCATACAAAGATATTGTTGGTGTATGGACTGTATGTCACGGACACACCGGAAAAGACATCATGCTCGGTAAAACGTATACCGAAGCAGAATGCAAAGCTCTCCTGAACAAAGACCTTGCCACGGTCGCCAGACAAATTAACCCGTACATCAAAGTCGATATACCGGAAACAACGCGCGGCGCTCTTTACTCGTTCGTCTACAACGTGGGGGCTGGCAATTTCAGAACATCGACGCTTCTTCGCAAAATCAACCAGGGCGATATCAAGGGCGCATGTGACCAGCTGCGTCGCTGGACATACGCTGGCGGTAAGCAATGGAAAGGGCTGATGACCCGTCGCGATATTGAGCGTGAAGTCTGTTTGTGGGGGCAGCAATGAGCAGGTTAACCGCGATTATCTCCGCTCTGGTTATCTGCATCATCGTCTGTCTGTCATGGGCTGTTAATCATTACCGTGATAACGCCATTACCTACAAAGAGCAGCGCGATAAGGCCACATCCACAATCGCTGATATGCAGAAGCGTCAACGTGATGTAGCAGAACTCGATGCCAGATATACAAAGGAGCTTGCTGATGCTAACGCGACTATCGAAAGTCTCCGTGCTGATATTTCTGCTGGTCGTAAGCGCCTGCAAGTCGCTGCCACCTGTGCAAAGTCAACGACCGGAGCCAGCAGCATGGGCGATGGAGAAAGCCCAAGACTTACAGCAGATGCTGAACTCAATTATTACCGTCTACGAAGTGGAATCGACAGAATAACCGCGCAGGTTAACTACCTGCAGGAGTACATCAGGGCGCAATGCCTTCGATGATAACGATAATTTTACTCATCATCCTTCACATCTGGCTCTGTAGACAGGGTGGTGATCACTTCTGGAGTGAATCCAGATTAAACATCTCATTGCTGATGCTTGATATTGAGCATCTGGCGCGCGGTAAGGGGCTGCGTTGAGATAAGAGCCAGTCATCACAAACACCAGGATTTAGCCTCGCATTCGCGGGGTTTTTTTATTCCCAACTCCATAGGTAATTTTATGACCCAGCATATTGGCGTAAAACTGATTAACGCCTTTCCGATGACGAGACAGGCATATAACGATTTTCGTGGCTGGCAGCTTCCTGCCGGAGAAAACGGCGAGGACGAAGGCTATCTGGTTGAATATCTGGATGGCGGAAAACCTAACACCGATCGCTTTGATGGCTACGTTAGCTGGAGTCCAAAAGAAGTATTCGAAAAGGCTTATCGTCCGGTATCAGGGCTAAGTTTCGGCCTTGCCATGGAAGCGTTAAAACAGGGCAAAAGTTTGCAGCGGGCAGGATGGAATGGGAAAGATCAGTTTGTTTATCTCGTGAAAGGAGAAAAATTAGCGTCTGCGTTGGGTTATGGCTTTGGCGAATATGTTGGCGAGCCAACTTTCAATGACACGCTTGTATTGAAAAACTCACAGAACCGCCTTGCTACATGGGCTCCATCCATTGGCGACCTGATGGCTGAAGACTGGCAAATCATTTAACCATGTAGGCATTACAAAGCCTATACCTTAATGATCACGATATTGAAGTAATGGACCGCCAAACGAAGAGAGATATCCTATCACATAACAAATCGTTGCAGGAGAACTGCAAATTATAAATTAGCGAAGATCATGCAATGGAAAAAAATGAATGTTCGAACTGATAAAGAATTAATGTCTTCAGTTAAGAAAGAGGACGTTTCTCATTTAAAGAAAATTAAGCGATGCAATGAGTACCATTTCAAAAAGCCGGGTGTTAAACCCGACCTGAATAATCATTCCAGCGGTTCTACTGGATCTGTCTTTGCTCGTGATGCGAATTGAATGAGCGCCAAAAGAGCCGAACGCATTTTTACATACTCTCTGCTTTTTACAACCTCTGACATATGCTCAGTGACATTAATATTGGCTGAGCAATACCCTTCCTTTGTTGGAACCGATATTTCCACTTTCATACCTTGATCTATCAGGCCACCCAAAATTCGCAGAGGCTCTGGTTCGATCAAAGCAGATACGCGGTTTTTGTCTACGGGTTGAAAGCAGAGTGATGATCCATCATAACGGATTAGAACTCCACTCCGATCAGGACGCATCTCTGGTCCTATATCCAGAATTCGCCATCCGCAATACCAAGTGCGGCAAACAGAAGGGCGTTCATCATAAATTGCACATCCTCCCTGATGTTTAAGGTGCTGGCATGGGATGTCAGCCAACTTTTTTAACGTTGGCTGTTCAATTCGTAGCGAAGTGCAGCACACAGAGCATGAACCGCACTTTCTGTTTTTGATTAGTAATTTTTCTAAACTCATTGGGCATCTCCCAAAGGTAATTAAATGGCACTCACCGACAAGCAAGAAATGTTCTGTCGCGAGTACCTCATCGATTTAAACGCCACGCAAGCGGCTATTCGGGCGGGGTACAGCGCAAAAACAGCCAACCGTACTGCGTCCGAAAACATGTCAAAACCTGACATACAACTCAGAATCGCCGAACTGAAAGCACAACGCAATGATCTTGTTGGTATTAATGCAGAATATGTACTTAATCGCCTTATTGAAATCGACCAGATGGATGTGCTTGACATTCTCCTGCAAAACGGTGAGCTAAAACCCATTAAAGACTGGCCTAAGGTATGGCGCACAACGTTATCAGGAATGGATGTCGTGGAGATGGCATCCGCAGATAGCGCCGCACTCCTGAAGAAAATCAAATGGCCTGATAAGGTTAAAAACCTCGAACTTCTTGGTAAGCATGTTTCTGTTCAGGCGTTTAAAGAACAAGCTTCTCACGAACTAACAGGCAAAGACGGCGGCGCAATCCAGATTGAAACATCACCGATGAGCACTCTATTCGGAAAATGACCTCGATTAATCCTATCTTTGAACCGTTCATTGAGGCGCATCGCTACAAAGTCGCCAAAGGCGGTCGAGGTAGCGGTAAATCATGGGCAATTGCGAGACTGCTTGTTGAAGCGGCGCGTCGGCAGCCTGTGCGTATTCTCTGCGCTCGTGAACTGCAAAACAGTATCAGCGATTCGGTAATCCGGCTGCTTGAAGACACCATCGAGCGTGAAGGATATTCGGCTGAGTTTGAAATTCAGCGTTCAATGATTCGTCATCTCGGAACGAATGCTGAATTCATGTTCTACGGCATAAAAAACAACCCGACGAAGATTAAATCGCTCGAAGGCATTGATATCTGCTGGGTGGAAGAAGCGGAAGCGGTAACGAAGGAATCATGGGATATCCTGATCCCAACCATCCGTAAGCCGTTCTCTGAAATATGGGTGAGCTTTAACCCGAAGAACATCCTCGACGATACCTATCAGCGATTCGTCGTAAATCCTCCCGATGATATTTGCCTGCTGACGGTGAACTACACCGACAACCCGCACTTTCCTGAAGTTCTCCGTCTGGAGATGGAAGAGTGCAAACGCAGAAATCCGACACTGTATCGTCACATCTGGCTTGGTGAGCCAGTAAGCGCAAGTGATATGGCAATCATCAAACGTGAATGGCTTGAAGCCGCAACCGATGCGCACAAGAAACTCGGATGGAAAGCGAAAGGCGCTGTTGTCTCTGCGCATGACCCGTCAGATACAGGACCGGATGCTAAAGGTTATGCATCGCGCCACGGTTCGGTAGTTAAGCGCATTGCCGAAGGTCTGCTGATGGACATCAATGAAGGTGCTGACTGGGCAACTTCGCTGGCGATTGAAGACGGCGCTGACCACTACTTGTGGGATGGCGATGGCGTTGGTGCAGGGCTACGCAGACAGACAACGGAAGCATTCTCCGGTAAGAAAATCACCGCTACGATGTTCAAGGGCAGCGAATCGCCATTTGATGAAGATGCACCATATCAGGCCGGAGCATGGGCTGATGAAGTCGTGCAGGGCGACAACGTTCGCACTATTGGCGATGTATTCCGCAATAAGCGAGCGCAATTCTATTACGCGCTGGCTGACAGGCTGTATCTGACATATCGGGCGGTTGTCCACGGTGAGTATGCAGACCCCGACGACATGCTGAGTTTCGACAAAGAAGCGATAGGCGAGAAGATGCTGGAGAAGCTGTTTGCAGAACTGACGCAGATTCAGCGCAAATTCAATAATAACGGGAAGCTGGAGCTTATGACTAAGGTCGAAATGAAGCAGAAGCTCGGTATTCCATCTCCTAACCTGGCTGATGCGCTGATGATGTGTATGCATTGCCCGGAGTCGGCTGCGCAACCCGACTATTCCAGTTACTCAATTCCTTGTGGTGTAGGTTGATATGGCAGAAAAAAAGATGACTGACTGGCATCGCAAGGTGCTGTGCAACTTTGATAATGCCTGGTCAGCAACGCAGGATATGCGTGAGCAGATTATTGAGGCTCAACGTTTCGTCCGGGTGTCCGGCGCACAGTGGGAAGGCAGCACAAACGCTGGTTACTCATTTGATGAAGGCAGGTTTGAGCATTATCCGCGTTTTGAACTGAATAAGATTTCCCGTGAATGTGATCGCATCATTGGCGAGTATCGGCAGAATCGCATCAGCGTTAAATTCAGGCCGAAGGATGACAAGGCATCGGAAGCGTTAGCCGAAAAGATGAACGGCAAATTCCGCGCTGATTATCAGGAAACATCCGGTGGCGAAGCGTGTGATAACGCATTTGATGATGCTGTAACGGGCGGATTCGGTTGTTTCCGCATGTGTGCTGATTACGAAGATGAAATGGATCCGAGTAACGAGCAGCGACGCATCAGCCTTCTTCCTGTTTACGACCCAGCGACATGCGTCTTCTTCGATCAGGACAGCAAGCAATATGACCGCTCTGATGCTATGTGGGCTATGGAAATGTTCTCCATGACGCCTAAAGCGTTCGAGGCTGAATACCCTGATTCCATCGCGGCAAGCCTTTCTCGTGATGACACTGGCACTCAATATGACTGGTCAACGCCCGATGCCATCTATGTTGGACGCTACTACGAAGTTCGCATAGAGAAGGTGAAGCTCACGGCGTGGCGCAACCCTGTTAGCGGAGAAACGGCAATCTATGATGAAGAGCAAATCAAAGATGTTGTCGACGAGCTAACCGATGGCGCATTCGAACTGATTGGTGAGCGAACGGTGAAGAAACGCCGCGTTTATTGCGGCCTTCTGTCTGGCGCTGAATGGCTGGAAGAACCAAAGCGTATTCCGGGAGAACATATTCCACTCATCCCGGTATATGGGCGTCGCTCATTTGTTGATAATCAGGAGCGAATCGAAGGCCACGCAGCAAAAGCGATGGATGCACAGCGTCTTGAGAACCTGATGGTTTCCATGATTGCAGATAACGCTACTCAGGCTGGCGGTGATGGCATTCCTGTAGTTGATGTTGACATGATTCCTGGTCCTCTCGCCAATCATTGGGCGGAGCGCAACAAAAAGCGCCCGGCGTTCCTGCCGATGGTAAGTCTGAAAAACAAAAACGGAGATATTACTGCGCAGGCTCAGGTCAGCAGTTATACACCTCCGACACAAATGCCTCCTGCTCTTGCCGGGCTATTGCAGTACACCGGAACGGCTATTCAGCAAATTACAGGTGCGTCGCAGCTTGAGAATATGCCGAGCAACGTCGCTACCGATACCGTTGATAGCATCTTTAACCGGATGGACACGCAGTCCTATATCTACATGGACAACATGGCTAAATCCATGCGCCGCGCTGGCGTCGTGTGGCTTTCTATGGCTCGTGAAGTCTATGGCAGCGATACGCCAATGCGCATTGTTAATGAGGACGGCAGCGATGACGTGGCGCTGATGACTGGTGAAGTGGTTGACCGTCAGACAGGGCAGGTTATCGCGCTTAACGACCTTTCGCAGGGTAACTATGAAGTGACTGTCGATGTCGGTCAGTCGTTCGCTACTCGCCGTGATGCAACGGTTAAGTCGTTACTTTCCATGCTGGCACTTATCCCACCAGGAACGCCGAAGCACGACCTTGTATCGTCGATGATTCTCGACAATATGGACGGCGAAGGGATGGATGACCTTAAAGAATACAACCGCAATCAGTTGCTTCTGTCTGGAGTTATCAAGCCGAGAACGCCAGAAGAGCAGCAGATGGTTGAGCAGGCGAAACAACAACAGGCCAGTCAGCCAGATCCGGCTATGGTTGCAGCGCAAGGTCAGCTTCTTGCTGGTCAGGCTGAATTGCAGAAAGCGCAGAACGAACAGGCAGCCATTCAGGTTAAAGCATTCCAGGCACAGACTGATGCTCAGGTTGCTGCGGCAAATGTTGTGAAAATCCTCGCATCTGCCGATAGTCAGCAGAAATCTGATATCCGCGAGGCTCTGAAACTGCTCGGACAGTTCCAGCAACAGCAAGGAGACAATGCCCGTGCTGATGCAGAGCTTGTCCTGAAAAGTCAGGCACAGGGTCATGCGCAGCGCATGGACATCAGCAGCATCCTACAAAAATCAACTCAGCAACAACCACAGCAGTAATTAACCCATAACGTGCAATGGCTGTCTTTATGAGGCCTGGCACCCTATTGCCTTCCGATGGGCTGAACATCGAGTAAACAGGGGTAACAAATGGACCAGATGGCAGAAAACACACCAGAAGTTGAAATCGAAACCGACGCGTCAGAGCAGATTCCTGATGATGTCGAACTGGCTGAAGAAGTCGAAACAGCAGATGGCAGTGAGTCCTCAGGAAATGATGCAGAGGAAGCTACTGACACTGATGACGACGAATCAGAACAGGAATTCTACTTTGGTGACGAAAAGCTGGATTCGCCAACCAGCGAAGATAGCGCAGAGCATGGACTGGTAAAACACCTGCGCAAGACGATTAAAGAGAAAGACCGCGAGCTGAAAGAGCTGATGCGTCAGTCTCAGAAACCCGTCGAGCAGCAGCCGGTAATCACTCAACCACCGCGAATGCCAAAACTGGATGATGAGGACATCGGTTTCGATGAAGAAATCTATCAGCAACGCATGGCTAAGTGGGCAGAGGATAACGGCAAGTACCAGCAACAGGAGATAGCTCGCAAGCAGAAGGAGCAGGAGCTTCAGGCTGCCTATCAAGAGCGATTATCCAAATATCAGCAACGTGTTAAGGCTCTCAAGGTTCCTGGCTATCAGGAAGCAGAACAGGCCGTACTCGAGGAAATCCCCATCGAGACACAAAACGCGATCCTGTTTGAGTCAGAGAAGCCGGAAATCGTTGTTCTGGCACTCGGTCGCAACGCTGAACTGCGCAAGCAACTGGCAGAAGCTACCAACCCCGTAGCAATTGGTCGTCTGCTGGAACGTATCGAATCGAAGGCCAGAATCATGCCAAAAGCAAAAACCACGGCAGCCACAACCCCGACAGTTAAGGGGAGCAACGGCGCAGTAATCAACAACCTCGACAAATTGAAAGCCAAGGCGCTGGAAACTGGTGACTGGACGCCGTATTTCGCCGCTAAAAAGGCAAAAAAATAACCTATCGGAGCATTAAGCATGGCTAACCAATTAGCAAAAGACCTTGAAATCATGTTCGAAAACTACGTTGAAGGCTTTGAGGCCGCCTGCGTAGTTTCCCGTAACGCTAAAAAATTCCGTCCCGGTGATACAGCAATGCAGCGAGCAGGTGATGTTCTGTATCGTCCGCAGCATTACCACATGAACATTGAGGAAGGCCTCGACCTCAGCAGCAAAACGCCAACAGCACTGGTTCAGCGCCTTGTTCCTTCTGTGTTCAAGGAGCCTAAAAACATTCTGTACACTCTGGATGCGCGTGAAATGCGTGACCCGGAACATAAAACTGAAGCTGGTCGCGCCGCAGGTATGCGCCTTGCTGCACAGATTGACTCTGACCTGATTTCCATGGTCACGCAGCGTGCTACTAACGTGATCACAATGGCTGACTCAACCACTGGTTCACAGGGCCGTGATTTGTGGAACTGTGCGGCAGGTATTGATGCCACCATGACGGCGATTGGTGTACCGCAGGGTATCAACCGTCGCTCTTTCTGGAACCCCTTCAACTACAAAGACCTTGCTGGCGAGCTTGGTCACCGTGCCTACGCTCAGGGCGCAACCCTGACAGCATACGAAAAAGCGCAGATCCCTCCGATTGCTTCCTTTGATAGCTACAAGACCGATATTTCTGGTCGTGTTCCGAAAGGGACTGCGACTTCCATTACGCTGGCGGCCGAACCTGCGCACAAGGTTGAAGCGAAAGACGCCAACGATATGCCAGTGGATAACCGACAGGGGACCATTACGGTATCTGCATCTGGTTTGCAGGTTGGCGATGCATTTACCATTGCAGGGGTGAATTCTGTACACCAGATCACCAAAGACACCACCGGGCAGCCGCAGGTATTCCGCGTTCTGGCAGTTAGCGGAACGACAGTAACTATCTCCCCGAAAATTTTGCCGCCTGACAACGCGGATGTCGCCAGCCGTCCATATGCAAACGTTGATGCTAACGCGGCAAATGGTGCAGCAATTACCATTCTCAACAAAAATGCCGCACCGGCTAACCTGTTCTGGGCTGATGGTTCTGTTGAACTGATGTACGGCAAACTGGCATTCCCGACTGGTCAGGGGCCACAGGTAATGACAGCAACCACCGAGCAGGGCGCTACGCTGATCATGTCTTACGCCTTCGACCACATCAAAGGCGTAACCACTGCACGTTTCACCACTCTGTACGGTTGCTCTGTACTGGTTCCTGAATATACGGGCATCGTTATTGCCGGGCAGTAATTTTGGTGGGGCTTCGGCCCCATTTTTATTGGGAGAAGACAATGGCACGAACAATGCTCTATAAGCCTGGCAACATGATCACCTGTGGTCAGTTTGCTGTCGATTACATCATTGTTGATGACGAAGAAGTTAAATCTCACCTGAAAAAAGGCTGGGTAAAAACTCCTGAAGAAACCGCAACGAAGCAAAAAGTGGCTAAGGCGGAAGAAGATGGCGAAAACGAAGGGTGATCTCGTTCTTAAGGCTTTACGAAAAGCCGGGCTGTATTCCAATGCCACGTTGACAGATGCTGACCCTCAGGCAATTGAAGATGCCATTAATGACCTCGAAGACATGATGGCAGCATGGCAGGCTAAAGGTATCGAGCTTGGGTATCAGTTTGCTGATACAGAAAACGGCATCATGCCGTTACCTGACGATGATTCAGGTATCCCTGCATGGGCAAATGATGGCGTCGCTTTGAAACTCGCTGTGCAAGTGTGCATGGATAACGTCATTCAGCCGTCAGACGCTCTCCTTACCGCTGCTGACAGTGCATATCAGACAATCTGTATCGCTTTAACCAAAATACCACCACTTGAGCGACGAAATGACATGCCTCGCGGTAGTGGTAACAAAAGCGCGTTTACGTGGAATCGGTTTTACATCGAGAAAGATGATCCGAGTACGTGAGGTGAATAAATGCCGATTCAGCAACTTCCGCTTATGAAAGGTGTCGGCAAAGACTTTCGAAACGCCGACTATATCGACTATCTGCCAGTAAATATGTTGGCTACACCCAAAGAAATCCTTAACAGCAGCGGATATCTTCGCTCATTCCCGGGCATTGCAAAACGTTCTGATGTGAACGGTGTATCTCGAGGCGTCGAGTACAACATGGCGCAGAATGCTGTTTATCGCGTGTGTGGTGGCAAGCTGTACAAAGGAGAAAGTGAAGTCGGTGATGTTGCCGGAAGTGGTCGCGTATCAATGGCGCATGGTCGGACATCACAGGCGGTAGGCGTTAATGGTCAACTTTTCGAGTATCGCTATGATGGCACGGTTAAAACCGTCTCAAACTGGCCTGCAGACAGCGGATTTACGCAGTATGAATTAGGTTCGGTTCGTGACATTACTCGCTTACGTGGGCGTTATGCGTGGTCAAAAGACGGTACTGATTCATGGTTTATCACTGATCTTGAAGACGAATCGCATCCTGACCGCTACAGCGCACAATATCGGGCAGAATCACAGCCTGACGGCATCATCGGCATCGGAACATGGCGAGACTTCATCGTCTGCTTTGGCTCATCGACGATTGAATATTTCTCCCTGACTGGTGCAACCACAGTTGGTGCTGCTTTGTATGTCGCACAGCCATCGCTGATGGTGCAGAAAGGCATTGCCGGGACTTACTGCAAAACGCCGTTTGCTGATTCGTATGCGTTCATCAGCAATCCGGCAACAGGTGCGCCGTCTGTGTACATCATCGGTTCCGGTCAGGTGTCACCAATCGCCAGCGCGAGCATTGAGAAAATCCTCCGCTCCTACACTGCTGATGAACTGGCTGATGGTGTGATGGAATCGCTGCGATTTGATGCTCATGAGTTGCTGATTATCCACCTTCCGCGCCATGTTCTCGTGTACGACGCATCTTCAAGCGCCAATGGTTCGCAATGGTGTGTGTTGAAAACTGGCTTGTATGACGATGTGTACCGCGCTATCGACTTCATTTACGAAGGCAATCAGATAACGTGCGGCGATAAGCTGGAATCCGTGACCGGGAAATTGCAGTTCGATATCAGCAGCCAGTACGACAAGCAGCAGGAACACCTGCTGTTTACTCCGTTGTTCAAAGCGGATAACGCCAGAGTTTTCGACCTTGAAGTTGAATCGTCAACTGGAGTTGCGCAGTATGCTGACCGCCTTTTTCTCTCTGCAACCACTGACGGCATCAATTACGGGCGTGAGCAGATGATTGAGCAGAATGAACCGTTCGTTTACGACAAACGCGTTTTGTGGAAGCGGGTCGGACGCATCAGGAAAAATGTCGGCTTCAAATTGCGCGTTATCACTAAGTCACCTGTCACTCTCTCAGGCTGCCAGATAAGGATTGAGTAATGGTTGATTCATCACTGAATGATCCTGTCGTGGTTCAGGCTACGCGCCTTGATGCTTCAATTTTGCCACGCAATATATTCAGCCAGTCTTACCTGCTGTATGTCATAAATCAGGGAGCTGATGTCGGTGCAATTGCTGGGAAGGCAAATCAGGCTGGTCAGGGCGCTTACGATGCCCAGGTAAAAAACGATGAACAGGACGTAGAACTGGCTGATCACGACGCAAGAATCACCGCAAACACAAAAGCGATAAATCTCCTTGAGGTCAGGTTAACAACCGCCGAAGGGAAGATAGTCGTACTGCGTAGCGATGTTGATTACTTGCTGGATGAGGTTATCGATATTCAGGGGCATCTGGTCACTGTTGACCAAAGACTGGATGACGTAGAAAACGATGTCTCTGGCATTAAGAGTGATTACGTATCGAAAACCGTAACAGAATTGCAGTCTCTTGCGTCACCGCTGGATGTAAAAACATCATATTCAGTTGATGGAATTCAGGTTGTTGGAGCAAGAAATACCGGATGGACTGCAGCCACAGGTACACCTCTTCTTGGCTCATTCAACGCTAACCAGTCATACACAGTCGGCACTACGTACACACAATCCGAAGTCGCAGCCCTCGCTACAGGTTTGCAGCAGGCGCGGCAGCGTATTCTGGCGCTTGAAACGGCACTTAGATTACATGGGCTGATTGACTGATGATTACATTCAAACCAACGCGAAACATCGACCTGATAGAAGCCGTAGGAAATCACCCTGACATTATCGCCGGGAGCAACAACGGTGATGGATACGACTACAAACCTGAATGCCGTTACTTTGAGGTGAACGTGCACGGGCAGTTCGGCGGAATTGTTTACTATCAGGAGATTCAGCCGCTGACCTTTGATTGCCACGCCATGTACCTGCCAGAGATTCGCGGCTTCAGCAAGGAAATCGGGCTGGCGTTCTGGCGATACATTCTGACTAACACCACCGTTCAGTGCGTCACATCGTTCGCTGCACGCAAATTCCGCCACGGGCAGATGTACTGCGCAATGATTGGCCTTAAGCGTGTAGGAACCATCAAGAAATACTTCAAAGGCGTGGATGACGTGACGTTTTACAGCGCCACACGCGAAGAACTAATCGACTTCCTGAAGCACGGGAGATAGCCATGTTATATGCATTTAAGCTGGGCAGAAAACTGCGCGGCGAGGAACCTTATTACCCTGAAAAAGGCGGGAAAGGTGGCAGTTCTGATAAAAGCGCAAAGTATGCAGCAGAAGCTCAGAAGTATGCCGCAGACCTGCAAAATCAGCAGTGGCAGACGATCATGAAAAACCTTGCTCCGTTCACGCCGCTTGCGGAGCAGTATGTTAACCAGCTTCAGAATCTTTCCAGTTTAGAAGGCCAAGGGCAGGCACTTAATCAGTATTATAACTCTCAGCAGTATAAAGACCTTGCAGGCCAGGCTCGTTACCAGAGTCTTGCTGCTGCGGAGGCGACGGGGGGACTTGGCTCGACAGCCACAAGCAATCAACTGGCCACGATTGCCCCGACTCTCGGTCAGTCGTGGTTGTCGAACCAGATGAGCAACTACAACAATCTGGCAAACATTGGCCTTGGTGCGCTGCAAGGTCAGGCGAACGCCGGGCAGACATACGCCAACAACATGAGCAGCATTGCGCAGCAAAGCGCAGCACTTGCCGCTGCTAACGCCAATAAACCATCAGGCCTTCAGACAGCAATTAGCGGCGGAGCTTCAGGGGCTATGACTGGCGCTGCTCTTGGCTCTATTGTTCCCGGACTTGGCACTGGATTAGGTGCGGCAATTGGCGGCGGACTTGGCCTGCTTGGCTCGTTGTTTTAAGGGGTAATCATGGCTACTTGGCAAGGATCAAATGGCGGATTGTTGGCTGGTATCGGCGGCGTCAACTCAAACGCTCCGAGCGTAAATGACATCGGCAATACGCTTCAGCTTATCAGGCAGAACAATGATATTGAGCGTTCAGGCGCTAACAATGTTGGGCTGACTGCTTTGCAAGGCCTTTCAGGTATTGCGGGGGTGTTTCAGCAGGAAAAGCAGGCTCAGCGGCAGAAAGAATTTCAGCAGGCATACGCTAATGCCTATTCGTCTGGTGATCGTGGTGCTTTGCGTCAGTTGGCTACTCAATATCCAGACCAGATTGAATCTGTTCGTAAAGGCATGGGATTCATTGATGAAGACCAGCGCAATTCTATTGGCACCTTAGCGGCTGGCGCTCGTCTTGCAGCATCGTCTCCAGAAGCAATGCAATCATGGCTGCAAAACAACGCCAGGGAACTGACTCGCGTCGGTGTTGACCCTAATAACGTTGCTCAGATGTATCAGCAGAATCCTTCAGGATTTGGTGAGTTTGTTGATCACCTTGGAATGGCTGCTCTTGGTCCGATTGATTACTTCAATGTTCAGGACAAGATGGCTGGTCGCCAACTTGAGAAAGGGCGATTGGATGAAAGCATCCGTCAGGCTGACATGGAGAACGCGAGAGGATGGGCAAATATCCAAAACGCTCAACTAGACAGGGCTCAGCGGGCACAAATGCATAATGATAACGTAGCCCTGAAGTTGCAGGAATTAGGGATGAAACAACAGGAAAGCGGAAAGATTGACCCAAAACTTGTTCGAGATCTGAATAGTGATATTAATGGGTTCTCAAAGAATTATTCTGCAATGCGCAGTGCTTCTGACAACCTACAAGCCCTTGGGAAGCGCAACACTCCAGCCGCGCAGTTGGGAATGATTTTCAACTATATGAAATCGCTGGATCCGCAATCTGTGGTACGCGAAGGTGAGCAAGTGCAGGTAAAACGCACTGATGGAATATTCGGCACACTTGGTAACTATGTTAGCCAATTATCTAACGGCAAGATGCTGAATAATGAGCAAGTCCAAGACTTAATCAACACCTCAAAACTGATGGCAAATACTGAAGGCGAAAAGTTTAATCAGCAAATGGATGATTATCTTTCAACTTATGGAGATTCTCTCCCCAGCGGACTAACTAAGCAATTGCAATCCAGAAAAGCCAAGCTGTATGAAGATATTCAGCAGCCTGCGCAACAACAGACACAACAAGCAACATCTGGCGGTCAAACATTTCGAGAAGGTATGACCGCGAAAAATCCTAAAACTGGTCAGAAAATTATTTACAGGAACGGACAATGGCAACCAATGTAGGTTTACCAGAGGGGTTTGTTCTGGATGAACAGCCTGATAACTCACAACTTCCTGATGGCTTTGTGCTTGATTCCCAACCAGAACAGCAGCAATCTCCTTTGGTTTCACCAGAGGAAAATTCCAGACAGGAAAATGTTGTTAATAATGCTAACGGTTTCGACCGTTTTATGTATGGCGTTCTCAGTGGATTGATGGATGTTGGTAAAGGTGTTGGCCTGTTTCAGGATATGACACCAGAAGAGCAAGCCGCAATTCAGTCTCTACAGCAGAAGTTAGCGGCAAAACCATCAACCGCACAAGATGTTGGTGAGTTTGTTGGACAAGCAGCGCCATTTGTTAGTGGTGGTGGGATTATTTCTCAGGTTCCGAAAGGGGCGGCAAGGCTGGCTGCCGCCGCAGGGCTTGGTGCTGGAGAAGGGGCTATTGTAGCCAATGGAACAAATAGCGATGTTGCTTCTGGAGCTGCTATTGGCGCTGTGGCTGGCCCTGTAGCAGAGATTGTTGGTCCAGCGCTTGGGAAGATTGCAGGAAAAATTAAAAATAGTGCCGGAGATATTTATCGCTCATCCGTAGGGATGGGTAGTAAATCATCTAAAGCAACGTTAAAGAAAGCTGCTGGCGCAATGGACAATAAATTTATCGGCGGGCAACGAGCTATTCAAGATTTCGCCGATGAAGTTAATCCTGATTTTAACGCGATAAATGCTATTCGTGAGCTAGAACTGGAAAATTATGCCACTCCAGGCATGATCTCTAATAATCCTGCTGTCAGGGCTCTTGATAATGCAGTGGCAAGTCTCCCTGGAACAGAGATTAGTGAGGCGCATAAGCGTTTTATTACTGAATTAGGAAGAAAAGCTGATGAAATGATAACTTCATTTGGGGGAAGCCTTGATAAGCAACTGGTTTCTGACAGGCTTGCAGATAATTTTGATAAAACCATTTCATCATTACAAAATCAGTCAGATAACATCTACAACAAAATTGCCGAAAAGGTTCCTGTAAGAGACCGGATTGAGGCAACTAATACATTGAATTTTTTAGAGGATTTTGCTGATGATATAGGTGGAATTGATGAATTATCTCCAATAATGAAGCGGACATTGAACCGACTTGATCCAAACACCTTGCCAACGTATGGGCGTTTAGATCTCGCTAGAAAGCAGGTTGGGCAAGCTATTGGCAAAGGCTCTGGCCCATTCAAGGATGAAGAAACAGGTGTTCTTAAAAAGTTATATGCGGCTATAACAGATGACCAACAGGCTGTCGCAGAAAAATATGGCGCAGGGGAGTTATGGACGCTTGGTAAGGAGTTGGTAAAAACACGAAAATCCATTGAAGATGATGCCGTAACCGTTTTGGGTAGAAAACTTCAGCAATCAGCAATTCCAAAAGTTGAAAGTGCCGTTGTTAATATGGCAAAAGGAAACGGTGGTGACTTTAGGCAATTAATGAAGTCAATTCCAAAGGATATGCGGCAGGAAGTTGCGCTCACCTCAATGAATAAAGCATTTACCAGCTATGCTAAATCACCAGGTCAGCAATTAGGGGTTGATGGATTTGTAAAATGGTATAACGGAATGTCACGCAATGGGGCCAATATGAAGGCTCTCCGTGATGCTATTGGCACAGATGCATCAAAGCGCCTTGATACGATTTATCAAGCAGCCAAGGCTATGAATAGACTCAATACTGGTAAGCAGTATGCTAGCAGCCTTGTGGATCAGCAAGTTAATAACTTTCTGAAAGAAAAGGGTAGTCTCGCAAAAATTTATGGAATAGCCTCAAAAGCTGCTGCGGCGGAAGGTATTACAAGCTTATCTGGTCTTCCTGGTGTAGGTGCAACAGGGGTGATAACGTCAGCATTGATGTCAGGGAAAACAAGCAGGATAAAGGCTGCTGATGCTCTACTGTCTTCTCCTGAGTTTAAATCAATGCTATTTCGCCTGCAAAACGCACCAGTAGACAGAGCAGAAGTGAGACGCGTAATAGAAAGGAAACTGATGCAATCTGGGGCATTTAAGAGATGGGAGAAAACCTTATCAACAGATGAAGCAAAAACCATTGCCCGCACGGGGATTATTACATGGCTCGCTAGTGACAGTTAGTCAACTTTGGTTATTTTGCCTTCTTTTTCTTGATGAACTTTGCATCCATCATCTTTTGATAGCCAAACTAAAAACTTTAAAACCTTAAACACAAGTACGGCTACTGCAATGAAAGCACCAATTGCAATTATTGCTAGCGAAATTATTTGCATTGGTGCTTTTAACGCAGGGAAAATAGTGTAAATGATCGCGAAAACAGTAATTATGAGGAACCATCGCTTCACACCAACCTCCTTAGTTTTGAGCAGGATACCATGAAAAAAGTTAACATTGGAAACGTACCAAAAATGCTCGTTCCGCTCTTTGAGAGCGGTACAATTGTGTTTTGCAGAGACTTTCCAGAATGGCAACGCCTGCATCAAAAACTTGGCGTGGACGTGCAGGACTCGGATGCCAACGGAGCGTCTCATACAATGAGCAGCGAGAATGGTGTTTTGCATGTGATAGGTGTGTTCAATGGCAAACTATCTACTATTGCCCATGAGTGCGCTCACATGGCATTCGATATCTGCTCAAGGGTCGGCGTTGATGTTGAACCAGGAAGAGCCAACGAGACTTACTGCTACTTAATGAGCAGGCTTGTTGAGTTCTGCGAGCGACATATCAAAAAGCCGGAGTGACCCGGCTTGATTATTACTTTTTGCTGTCTGGAGTTCGCTTATCTAATACCCAGCCATGACCTGGCTTTGTTGTTGGCGGAAGCCTTTCGTTGTCCTTGACGGTGGCAAAATTGTCTTTCTTACCTCCGCGCGGGCCAACTTCTTGGTATATTCCGCCGTTTTTTCCTGTGTTTTCACCTGGTTTTTTCGCCATGATATACCTCAACATGCACCCGTTATTGGGCGATTAAATATTGATCTCATTTTATGAGTAGTCAATATGGTCCAAAAAAGGCAAAAATTAACCCACCGTCAGGTGGTTTTTTTGTTTAGCAGTTCTCTCAACTTTTCGTTCTGCTCTCTGAACTTTTCCTGTATTTCTTTTTGCATGGCGATAACCTGGGCTTGAAGTTGAACTAGCGCATCAACATTTAGCGGAACCGAGACGCTGTTGATTTTATCTGCTATTTCCCCGAGTGTATTTTCTGCATTCAAGGCATCTTCCAGTATCTGAACAATCTCTGAGTTCATTGATCTGCCGTTACGTTTGGCTCGTTCAGCTATAGCATCCCGCATTCCTGCAGGAAGCCTGATATTGAACCTATCCATTTCATGACTAGGGAACTTGCTCATATGACCTCAACGTAAAGATGTTCGCTAAACAATAGCACCAACTTGACATCAAAATAAATGGTGTTAAATTGGTTCTAGAACCAAGTTGGTATCATTGTGGGAGGATTACTTATGAAAGATGTGCTTTACACAGGTCGTAAAAGTCAAAGTTTCCAGCTTCGTTTGCCAGCGCGAATGAAGGAGGAGATTAGACGTGTTGCTGAAATGGATGGAATTTCTATCAACTCTGCGATTGTGCAGCGACTGGCTAAAAGCCTGAGAGAGGAAAGAGCTAATGCCCAGTAAAAATAGTGAAGCCCGGCAGTGCGTGAACACAAACCGGGCCTCTATGTCAGTAACCGTATGCAAGGAAACTAACATGAATATTGTAGCAAAATCAGATTACAACTTCCACGGAGTTGAATTGGTGCCCACCCGTGATATGCATGGTGTTTGGTTTACATCATCTAATATTGCATCTGCACTTAAATACGCAAATAGTCGTGCAGTAACAATGATTTATAACAAGTATAGCGATGAGTTTAGCGCCGGAATGACTCAGGTACTCGAAGTGAGTACCTCAGGAAATTATCGCAAAAAAGTGCGTGTTTTCTCACTACGCGGTGCCCACCTAATCGCGATGTTTGCTCGCACTCAGGTAGCCAAAGAGTTCCGCCGCTGGGTGCTGGATATTTTGGATCGGCAGGCAGAATGCTCACCGATTGCAAAACAGTTTACTGACGAAGAACTGGTTAATCTCTGCTACTTACAATTGTGGATGGAGAAGAGTCAACAAATGTGCAAACACATCTACCCAGGAATGAAGCAAATTGGTTCTGAGCTTTCAGGAAGGATTTACGATATTGCATATGAGACTCGCTACATGTCAGAAGAAACCAAGAAATCACTTCTTCGTGAAATGAAGAATCTTGATACCAACAATTTTGTCGTAAAGAACGCTCAGCCAATGCTGGCAAAACTGCGCGGCGAGGAATGGATTCATTGATTGGTGCGCCGGACGGCGCAAAAAGAAAACCGCCAGTGTGCTGCTGGCGGCCTATGTCACACCCTTACTACCACATAAGGAATGCCTAATGACTTTTAAGAATGTAGCAAACATCGGATCCGTTGTCACGGATAAAACCATTGATAGCCAGTACCTGTTAGAGATGGTCAATCATGCTCGTAGACAGTGCGGGGAAAAAGAAGTCCGCAATAACGACTTTATTGCACGCATTAAGGATGAACTTGAAGGTGAGCACTACGAAATTTTCGTAGTTCAAAAATCAAACAAGACAACTTCTGAAAAAGTTGTTATGTCAATTAAGCAAGCCCTTCGAGTGGCTGCTCGTGAATCTAAAGCTGTTCGCCGCTCACTTGTAGACCAACTTGAAAGTATGCAAGAAGCGCACATTAAAAGCGGTAAATCGTCTAGTGGACTTGTTGAGTATCGCCAGGCGCGAACATTGAAAATGACGGTTGAAGCTGTTACCAATCTGTTCGATTTGATGCCAAATCTTGCGCCGGAAGCAAAGCAGACTGCGGCAGCAAGCATAATCAACCCGATCGTTGGTTTTAATGCAATACCTCTTCCAGCAATAGAAGAGCATTACTACTCAGCAGGGGAGGTTGCAGAGCAGCTTGGAGTAACGGCCAACAAGATTGGTCGCATTGCTAACGCAAACAACCTCAAAACTGAGCAGTACGGGAAGTTCTTCCTGGATAAATCTGCGCATTCCAGCAAACAGGTGGAAGCATTCCGCTACAATGAGGAAGGTGTTAAAGCACTACAACACCTGATTCATGGGAGTAATGTTGCATAATGGCAAAGAAAAAATATGGCATTATGCCGCCAAGAATCAAAGGAAGAGCCAGGGTAAAAGGCGATGCTGGAAGGTATCACATTCTTGGAGTTCTGTGGCATGAGAGAGCTTTAATTTTAAGTAGACCTCATGGGTACATTGAAAAGATATCTATAGATAGAGTAGAGATTCTTCCCCTTACACCTGAAGAAGAAGAAACGTACGGACTTTTTGATAACTAACCAACTAAACCCGCTTAATCGCGGGTTTTTTCTTTTCTAAGGATATCAGCCGCAACTTCTTTTACTCGCTCCGAGATTAATGAGGCCAACCTCTCTTCTTCATCACGATACCCGCTTACAGGTGATGGTTTGGAGAGTGATTCTTCCATCGTAGCCACAATTTCGGAATTGATAGACCTGTTATTCATTTTTGCACGCTGCTTAATCTTAGCGTGCAACTCGTGCGTAAGCCTCAAGTGGAACTGCGCCTCATCGTATTTGCTGTACATCATCAATGCCTCACCAAATGGGTGGAATGGCATCGTAAAACCTACTGTACAAATCAACAATCGTACCATTTCGGTATGCAACAAACATCAACCGTAGCCATGCTGCGGCGATTCCTTGTATCTGGAGCAAATTAAATGACAGACATTACCTACTCAACAGATGGTCAGCAACCATGTTTGCTGCCTTATAAGCTATAGCCGCTTCATCAATGGTGTTGAATCTCCCAAGGGTTATGTTTTTACCTGAGACATTTATCTGAGCTTGCCATTGATTTCTGGCTTGACAGAAAGTTACCCCCTTGATTCCAGCATTGCTATTTCGAGGTCCGACATTTAATGCATTTACGACTCTGCTGACATCCCTAAGGTTTGAGATTGCGTTATTTCTTCTGTTTCTATCAATGTGGTCAATCTCTTGTTTGGGCCATTCGCCATATACATACAGCCAGGCAAGTCTATGTGCAAAATATCTTACGCCATCAATATTAATTGCGTTATATCCATAAGAAATTGTGCCAGCAACTTTCCCAACAGCACCTCTGGCGCTTAATTTCTTTTTCCAAGTGAAAACTCCTGTTTCTTTATTGTAATCGAGAACCTCCATAAGGCGCTCCCGAGTTACTACCTCGTGACGTCTCTTACTCATTATTTTCTCCGGAATGTTTATTATGCCAGAACAATTATACAACGTAGTTGTTTCACAACCAAGTCAGTTATTTACTTTAGCTCGCTCGTTTAAAGCAAATGCCAATGGCAAAATTTATATCGGTAAAATTGATACTGACCCTGTAAATCCTGAAAACCAGATTCAGGTTTATGTGGAGAACGAAAACGGTTCTCACGTTCCTGTTTCGCAACCAATCATCATTAACGCTGCTGGATATCCGGTATATAACGGACAGATTGCCAAATTCGTAACCGTGCAAGGCCATTCTATGGCTGTTTATGATGCGTATGGTACACAGCAGTTCTATTTTCCTAATGTGCTGAAGTATGATCCTGATCAGTTACGGCAGCAATTAGAAGACCCAGATGGAGCGAATAAATACCCAAAACTTCAGATAGCAAGATGGAGAGACAGTTATGATGTAAGAGGTTGGGGGGCTATTGGTGATGGTGTTCATGATGATACATCAGCTCTATCAGAATTACTTTCTGTTGCAACAGGTGGTGAAAAGATAGATGGGCGAGGGCTTACTTTTAAAGTATCAACTCTTCCAGATGTCAGTCGATTTAAAAATGCTCGTTTTTTATTTGAGAGAATACCGGGTCAGCCTCTTTTTTATGCTTCTGAAGATTTTATCCAGGGAGAGTTATTTAAAATTACAGATACACCGTGGTACAACGCCTGGACGCAGGATAAAACGTTTGTATATGACAATGTCATCTATGCGCCTTTTATGGCTGGAGACCGCCATGGTGTAAATAACCTCCATGTTGCATGGGTTCGCTCAGGAGATGACGGGAAGACCTGGACAACGCCGGAATGGCTTACAGATTTACATGAAAACTATCCCACAGTTAACTATCACTGCATGAGTATGGGGGTTGTCAGAAATCGCCTTTTTGCTGTAATTGAGACGCGGACCGTGAGCGGAAATAAACTGCAGGTTGCAGAGTTGTGGGATCGCCCAATGAGTCGCAGCCTTCGCGTTTATGGTGGTATAACGAAAGCAGCAAATCAGCAAGTCGCTTATATTCGCATTACTGATCACGGATTATTTGCTGGTGATTTTGTCAACTTCTCAAACTCTGGTGTTACAGGTGTTACCGGGAATATGACGGTGACTACTGTTATTGATAAAAATACTTTTACAGTTACGACGCAAAATACCCAGGATGTGGATCAGAATAACGAGGGTAGATACTGGAGTTTTGGTACATCATTTCACTCGTCACCATGGAGAAAAACCAGTCTTGGAACTATTCCTTCTTTTGTTGACGGAAGCACTCCTGTTACTGAGATTCACAGTTTTGCGACGATTAGCGATAACAGTTTTGCTGTTGGCTACCATAATGGTGATATTGATCCACGCGAGCTTGGGATACTCTATTTCTCTGATGCTTTCGGTTCTCCTGGTAGCTTTGTTCGCAGACGCATACCTGTAGAATATGAGGCGAATGCATCTGAGCCATGTGTAAAATATTATGATGGCATTCTGTATCTGACGACCAGGGGGACATTAAGTACTCAACCCGGTAGTTCATTGCACAGAAGCTCTGATTTAGGTACATCATGGAATTCTCTTCGCTTCCCAAATAATGTTCATCACTCAAACCTTCCTTTTGCCAAAGTTGGCGATGAGCTGATTATTTTTGGCAGTGAGCGCGCATTTGGTGAGTGGGAAGGAGGAGAACCTGATAACCGTTATGCAGGAAATTATCCAAGAACATTTATGACCAGAGTTAACGTCAATGAGTGGAGTCTGGATAATGTAGAGTGGGTTAATGTTACTGATCAGATTTATCAGGGCGGAATAGTTAACTCTGCGGTTGGTGTTGGTTCAGTTTGTATCAAAGACAACTGGCTGTACTACATTTTCGGTGGGGAAGACTTTCTAAACCCATGGAGCATAGGGGATAACAACAGAAAATATCCTTATGTTCACGATGGTCACCCGGCTGATTTGTATTGTTTCAGGGTGAAAATTAAACAGGAAGAATTTGTTTCAAGGGATTTTGTCTACGGAGCCACTCCTAACAGAACGCTTCCTACTTTTATGTCGACGTCAGGCGTGAGGACGGTTCCTGTACCCGTTGATTTCACAGATGATGTTGCCGTCCAGTCACTGACTGTCCATGCAGGTACATCAGGACAAGTTCGCGCGGAAGTCAAACTTGAGGGTAATTACGCCATTATTGCGAAGAAAGTACCGTCTGATGATGTTACCGCTCAGAGATTAATCGTTAGCGGCGGTGAAACAACGTCTTCAGCAGATGGTGCAATGATAACGTTGCATGGTTCCGGAAGCAGTACTCCACGTCGCGCGGTATATAACGCACTCGAACATCTTTTTGAGAACGGAGATGTTAAACCTTATCTTGATAATGTAAATGCTCTTGGTGGTCCGGGAAACAGGTTCTCGACAGTTTATCTTGGCTCCAATCCTGTGGTTACCAGTGACGGAACATTAAAGACAGAGCCGGTCTCTCCTGACGAAGCATTGCTGGATGCCTGGGGTGACGTCAGGTATATCGCTTATAAATGGCTGAACGCTGTCGCTATAAAGGGGGAAGAAGGGGCGAGGATACATCATGGTGTAATCGCGCAGCAACTTCGTGATGTTCTTATTTCTCACGGACTCATGGAAGAAGAAAGCACAACATGCCGATATGCCTTTCTTTGCTATGACGATTATCCCGCAGTATATGATGACGTCATTACTGGCCAAAGGGAAATGCCGCTGACTGATAATGACGGGAGCATCATTGTTGATGAGGATGATAATCCAGTGATGGTAATGGAAGACATCATTGAGCGCGTTGAAATAACGCCAGCAGGATCTAGATGGGGGGTCAGACCTGATCTCTTATTCTATATCGAGGCGGCATGGCAGCGCAGAGAAATAGAAAGAATAAAAGCTAGGTTAGACTTAATAGAAGGGAAGCACTAA